TTTAGTTTTTGTTATCTATAACCTGTTGAGCCGAACCCACCTTCTCCACGTTCCGTCTCATTCAAGCTATCCGCTTCTTCCCACTCCACAACCTCATGTTTCTGAATGACAAGCTGTGCGATACGGTCACCGAAGTACACCTTCTGATAGTCCTGTGAATCGTTGTAGAGGACTACTTTAATGCTTGATCTGAAGTCACTGTCTATGACCGATGTTCCGGTCGATAATCTAAGTCCTCTGTTTGCCATACCGGACCGTCCGTGCAAGGCTCCGTAATATCCCGGCGGAAGTTCGATTGCAATGCCTGTATCAAAGCAGTGCTTTCCGCCCGGTGCTATCACAACAAAGTCATCGGTCAGAATGCCTAAATCCTCTTCTTCCAGTGCGTAAAGGTCATACCCTGCTGCCTCTCTGCTGCCCCGTGTTGGTGTCTGTGCTTTTGGGTCTGTCTTTTTGAATCTTACTCGCATGATGGTTCGTTCTCCTTTTCTGCTAATATATCCAACGTTCTTTCCACATAGCTTGCAATTCGAAGCAGTGCCTGTCGGTCATCAATGTTTTTGACACATTCAATGATGTGCTGTCGAAGGACTTCGTTGAAATTTTCGCCCGTTGTCATAACCTTTCATACTCCTTATCCTCAGTGATAGTTATGTACTGTTGCACTCCCGTCCACTTATCCTGATACAGTAACTTCTTGTGCCGTCCGTACTGCACCAGTTCGCAAATCTTATCCTTCCGCTTGCCCTTGATAACCACCTTTGCTCCGCAGGGGAGTTTTTTCACTTGGGCGGCGGTTAGTGATTTCATTTCCGTCATATTCACCACCTGTCTCCGAATCGTTCATTCCAAACGTCCGCCATTTCATCCATTGCTTTCTCAAATCTGTCATCTCCAACCTTTATCCGCATGAACCGCACTATGATGTGGCAATTCGCGCACACGATTCCATCCGGCTCAAAATCGGCGTTGAAGTTGTAGCTGACTTTTTCGCCGCAGAACGGGCATGGTCTTAAATCTGTCATACCATTCATCTTCCTTCATCACTGAAAAGCTCCATGCTTTTTGTTGTCCACCAGTTAAGACGGTCTATAATATCTTTCGGCGTTTCCTCTACTTCCACATTTGCGGTAAGAGTACGTACAATTGCGCCGTCTTCGTACTTTTCAATAAAAACGATGTAGCTTTCATTGATGTATATCGGGTTTCCGCCTTCTGCTGTCAGCTTTATCATCATTCAAACTTCCCCTCTCTCCACGGCCTCAATAATCTTTCTCTCCACTTCTTCTCATGCTCATCCGTCACCTTCTCCGCATAAGCAACAGCCTCATCCCAACTCTTAAACCAGCTCACCCCAACGCAATTCGTTCGTACAAACCGTAACGAGCTGCTTCCGCATCGGCTCCAGGTATTGATTTTGTATTCGGTGTAGCCGCCTCGGATGATTTCGCTAATCTTGCCCTTTACTATTTCATAGTGATAAGGCTGTCCTGTGAAGCGGTAGTCTGTGGTGGATTCGGAGATGCCGTAGAGGGTGGTGCCCGGCGGTAATAACTTTTTACTCATATTTCTTCACCAGCATTTCATAAATCCTTTTCAGCATTTTCTTCTCGCTCCTCGGTTCTCCGATCGATGCGTAGAACCGTCTTTCTATGTCATCAACGCAACAGAGGATAAACATGTCCATCAGAATGCTCTTGCCGCTCAACTCATTGGCTGTCGCATGGAGCCTGCTCCAATACTCGTCCGTATCCTCAAACTCATAAAACATCTTCAGAAAATGCCATATCTCATTGATCGTACCGTGTGCATCTGTTAAGGCCATGCTTATCCTCCTTTGTCAGAATGGGATGTCATCGGGAAGATCTGTCGTAAACTCATCTGCATCTGGTTCCCATCCGTAATGTGTAAATTCATCTTTTGTGTTTCGCAATCGTTTAGTCGATTCTTCGTAGTAAAGCCGCACGAACACATCCTGTGTACCGAATTCCCTGTCCTTCGTGATCTCGATCACGTTTGTGGTATCATTGTCGATTGCACCGTCATTGGACGGCGATACCTTAAACGTGTCTTGATATCCGTTCAAAAAGTCCCGATTCACTCTGTGAACCAAAAAAGCATTGTCTACAATATTGCTGATGTTGCCGGAACCGCTGATGTCATTCAGCCGAATAAATCCGTTTGCTTTCTTGGGATGAGCCACAACCATGATGTGTGTGTTCGTCAGCTCTGCAAGATTCTTCAAAGCCCACATGAATGCTGTCTGTGCCTCGTACTTATCTCGGTCATATTCCGACAGATCCAACGCCATCAAGTTATCAATCACGCACAGATCCGCTTGGCACTCCGTCAGCTTCACTCTCAGAAACTGCTCAATCTTGCTGAATTTGTTTCCGAATTTGTTGTTGTAAAGCCAGAAGTGTTCGCCCATCCATTCTGCAATCAAATTCTCATCGGCCTTTTCCACATACATTCCGCTTGCTGCACTCTTTACATGATTTTTGCCTGCTGCCATTCGGATGAGCCAGTGCAGATATTTCTTGTTATTCAACTCACCGGAGTAGCAAACCACGTTCTGCCCGTACTCTATGGCATTTACAATAATCTGTCCCACCATTGTTGACTTGCCGGATCCTCTCACTCCTGACACGACAGACACGCCCGTTTTCTGCAAGCCTTTCATTCGCTCATCAATGACAGTGATGCCTGATCGGATGTATTCGTAATCCGGTTCGGGATCGTCAAGAATTTCTCTTGCTGTTCGGAACACCTCCGATGAATCCGGGATCAGCAATTCTTGTCCGGGCACTTCTTGCTTCGACTTCTCCCTGTTGTGGTTCTGCCAGCCTCTGTCATACTTGGTTTCGTCCGGGAATTCCCGTTCGTACGCATCCGGCTCAAATTTCTTCCGCACATCTTGCCAGCGGTAATCCCGGCAATGATTGTGGTGACATTTGAAAGCAATCGCTCCGTTTGTGTAGTGGAAGATCTTCGCATCGCCGTTCCTGTGGGACGGATCAAAGGGACACGCATCCAGCCGATATATTCTGCAACGATCATTGCTATCTTCCTTGTATGTGATCCCGTTCCGGCTCATGAAATCGATTAAGTCGAAATCGTTTTGCTGATACGACTGACGATTGTTTCTGTATGTCGGTGGAGGATCGTCATCCGGAAGCTGTGCCGCCAGCTTCTCCAAAAACACCTTGCTCGTAGTCGGCATATCGGGATGCCCGGAAAATATGCGGCTGAAACGGTACGGCCTGTCTTGCTTATTTGCTCCCTTCTGAGCCAGTGTGCCATGTAGCTTGCAAATTCGACTCGGATTGTAATTTGTTGTATCAATCTTTACCTTGTCCGTATCAAACAGCATCGCAAGGACCTTCAGGCATTTCTCTACCAGTGCTGTATTTTTACCTTCTTCGTCATTCTTCATTGAAATGCGATAAAGTAAATGACAGCCATTTCCGCTCAGTGCTTTAACAGGTTCCTCAAATCCAAGATCCTTCAAGTACACATATACTTTCCGGGCCAGTTCCTTTGCATATCCCAATTCTTCATCCGTAGAGGAAACATCTGCTATTCTGATCGGGTCAAGATCCACAAAAAACCACTGATACCAAATGACATTATTGTCTGCGGTCGCTGTCGCATTTGACACAAACCGTTCCCATTGGCCTCTTGCTCCACACGCAGGGTCAAGTGCATTCAGTGTGATGTACACATTACTTTTCCTCAGATCCACCTTCTTGAATGCTTCAAATAGTGTGTCTGCGTCAGAGAAGTAACCGCTGAGTGTGTTCTTTCCGTTCCTTCCACCGATTGTCCTGACCTCAAACAACGCACCGGGCGGATAAAGAATGTCTATTGCCTTTCGGACTTCCTGCTCAATGTATAACTCTTGTTTTGCCGCCATCCGTCACACCTCCACAAACTGCCCGTAGCCGGGAGGAGCAATATATTTTTTCTTTTCATTCTTTATACATTCTTTATTATTATTTAATTCTTGTTCGTGATCAGTCAGTGTGTCAGCAGGTGTATCGCCGCTAGTTCCGTCAGTGTGTCCGTCAGTGTGTCCGTCAGTGTGCCACGAGTCATCCGAAAAACCTTGATAAAGCCCGTAATTATCAATGGTTACGAGTGTGCCATACCCCTGCACCGGTTGCACCGAAATCATGCCATCATTTTGAAATTGAGTGATCCACCTTCTGACAGTGTTTTGCGACACTCCCAAGTCTCTTGAAAGCGTTCTGTATGATGTCCAAAACTGGCCTGCGCCAATCATCTGAATGCTGCCTTTTACAATTATTTTTGCTTCTTTATGGTTGGCTTTCATCAAGAGATAGCACCATGCCCGGAAGAGCACCGGGCTTTCAAACACCCAGTGCTCCATAATATCCCTGTGCAGTTTTATCCATCCTCTGCTATTGGAAGGCAATAGCCTCGCCTCCCTTCGTTATCAGAACGGGATCTCCTCATCCACTCCGTCAGGAATTGACATAAACCCATCTGTGTTCGTACTCGCATTTGCAGGCGTGATTGTTCCGCTCTGGTCAAGATATTTCGGGTTCGGGATCCTCGCATTTGCCACAGCATCAATACCGCAGAAATATCTAAGCTGACTTCTCATATATGTCTTTCCGTTGTACTCGCTCTCTTCTTCGCCGTATACGGCCCCGATCTTCTTCCCCTTAAACTGCTTTGCCCAATCGGCTCCGCCCCAGGTGATTGTGAAATTGTTTGATTTCTCAACACATGAGCAGAACGTCTTGAAGTTTCTGGAAGTCTTCTGATCATCGTTGTAATCGTTGACCATGATCCACTTACTTCCGGCAAAGGGCCATTTCTTTTCTCCCTGCGGTCTCTGATCATTGTTAAATGAAGCAGTGAACAGGCCGGCCTGCTTATCATTCTGATCAAAGTCAAGCAGCACAACGATCTGATCCTTGCCGGTCTTGGTCTTCGCTTCCGATACCTGGATGATCTTGCAGTAATGCCCTCCAAGCTCCGGTGCAATATAGTCTCCGCTGGCCTTCGCTTCATCGTATCCTGTGGGTTTATTCATTGTTCATTTTCCTCCTGTTTTCTTCTTCAATCTCTCTCACTTTTTCCATAAGGATGTTGAGGTTTTTGTTTTCTCTGTAGTGACGTTTGAAACTTTCGGGAGTGTGGTCAAATGGCCCGTTCTTCTTTCCGGCATCTCTGCGCAGCGGATTTTTTCCTCGGATCTTAGGCCCGAATTTCTCATCAAGAAACTGTTTCACGGTCAGCCCTCTGTCTTCTGCCTCAAAATACATCTCGTACCTCTTGTTTCTGACAAACAGGCCGATGTCATGTGGGTCAATAATCGGATGTTCGTCCGTGATCCTTTCCCTCAGATATTCCTCAAGTACCGCTCTGCACGTATCCGTGCTGCAAAGATTCGGCCCGTTCTCATCGCCCGAAATAAATTTATCTTCTCGCCAGTGCTCAAAACATATCTGCGCAGTGTGCTGCAAACTGAACACTTCCCAATGGCCTTTCTCCTTTCCCTTCCAAAACTCATTTTTTGTCCAGTTCTGGTGGAAGAATGTGTGGCATTCACTGCAAAGCGTGATCACATCTCGTAATCGTTCGCTGCCAAGCCTTGCGTAGCAGATATGATGTGTTTCGGCTCCGCCGTACGATAAATCTTTCTTACAGAACACGCATTTGTACTCATCGAATTTCAGCCGTTCCGCCCGTACCTTCTTCCATCTCGGATGGATTCGGATGTATTCGTTGTAGTCTATGAGTGTTCCGTCCGGTAAATATGCAAGCCCCGTTCATATCACCTCCCCATTCCGTAGTATTCCCTAATAGCATCATCGACCGCTTTAAGGTCATTCGGAATCTTAGCGTCAAACATTCCCTCCGGGCTTTTTGCAGTGCTCATTCCGTTGCCCTGCGTGTAAAACTCATGGTCTTGGCAGTAGATGACGATATCAAAACATCCCTCGACCACCAGCTTTTCATCGAGCATTTTCCCGATCGTCTTACACTTCTCCCTGCCGTCTGAATCAACCTCTGTGTGGTGCAGGAAGTAAACGATCTTGTCATCATCATCAAGCTCATTCACAAAATGAATCAGATTACGGAAATTCTTCGCCATTTCGGTGAATTTGTCATATCCTTTCTCGCCGGATCTGTCGAATAACTCGTTCGCCATGAGGTACTGGCTGTCATCGATAACGATTGACTTCACCTGTGATTTGCTGATCGTACGCTCAATCCATGCGTACTTAGCGGCATTGGCCTGCGCATAAGAATTGATATCAGCATTGTTTTCAAATTTCGGAATCTTTACAGTCTTGATCTCGGTTCTGAATGGCAGCCTGCCTTTTTCAACCGAAATCACACCAATCTCTTCGGGTTTGAAGTTTTTCAGAGAGAAAGTCTTCCCTGATCCGCTTCGGCCCTCAATCAATACCGGTAAACTCATGTGCTGCTTCTCCTTTCTTTCTTTTCTTGCTTCTCCTCCAATAATCTTTCTGCCTGCAAATAATTCAGCAGACTTCTGCTGTCTTTTTCATCGTAAATCGGATTATCCGGTGCACGCTCCAACAGCAAATCTATGCGGTTCTGAATAGCTGCTATTCGCTCCTTGTTAGTCATAGTTTGCCACCTTGCGATAATGCTCATTCAAGCAGTCCTCGCACATGATCATGTCATCACCGATGTCATAATAATCATCACCAGCCGCAATGGAGCCGCCGCAGAAAACGCAGTGCAGGCATTGTCTGTCGGAATCTTCCAAATCGGAAAAATACCGTTCCGCATCCCGTTCCGGGTTATCCGTCCACATCATCCGAATCACCGCCTTCCGCCGCTTTAATTTCGCTGATGATGATTTCGACCAATGTTTCGGATAAATACTGATTCAGAACATATCTGATAGCTTCTTCCTTCATGTCTTACTGCCTCCCTTCACCTTCTTCGTCAGCACTTCCAGCACCTCAGAATACTTCTCCTTTCCGCTGTCACCGAATGGAATCGTGAACACTTTAAGCGGCGTATGCACCTCGATTTCTTTCGGATACACGAACATCCGGAATGCCTTATCCTTTCTGTGTAACTGCTGAATAAGGCCGTGCAATGTGCCTATTCTGTTTTCCTTCTCCTTCTTCATTTGTCCCAGCCCCTTCTGGCTTTTGCCGTCAGATTACAGTTATACTTCCACTGCATCCATACCTTGATCCTGCTGTCTTCCGTACTGATGTGGTACACCTTATTCTGTCCCGATAAGGCATCTCTCTTCTCAACCAGGTTAATCAGCATGAGACCTACCGTCTCTATTGCCAGTGACAGGATCAGCACGATAACTGCCACTGTTTTAATCTCTGCATTCATCGTCAGACAGGACAAAATGATGCCTGCCAGCCCAACCCCTAAAAAAGCATTTCCGATGATTTTCTTCATTGTTATCTCTCCTCTGACAGCGCAAACATCTGCGCCAATTGTTCCCCTGTGTATGTTCTTTCCTTGCTGATTGGGTCAGTAAGATTCATGATCAGAAAGTCATTCACATCATTCCTGTTCCAATCGGGATAGAGGTCAATGACGTTCTTGATTTCTTTCAGTAGCTTTGTAAACTCTTCTTGTTTCATGCTATATCTCCTCGTTTCTGCCGGGCCGTGTGCATGGAGAATGGCGGAAGGTTTTTAAACGCTGTTTTACTGCGCTTCAATATGGATCTG